GGCGATTGATCTTTATCTTCTGCCATAATTTTCTCCAAAATATTAACTTACAAATGCAGGGAACATTGTTCGGGCCACTTCGAAGTTATTGAGTTTACCAATAATTTCGCGATCCTGAAGAACTATGAATACTACTTCACTATCTTCGTGAGGAACTGCCCAGCGGTCACCACCGTACTTAATGACTCGCACAATATCGCCTACTTTACACCAGGGACCTTCCGGCCATTGTTCCATAGTGTTTGGATCCTTGTAAGCTAATGGACCCAATGAAATTACTTTAGCTATCACATCATTGTATTTTTCTGTGGCTCTTGTCTCTTGTGTTAAGATGATGCCGCCTTTGGATGTGCTTTTAGGTTTTCTTAGTTGAACCACCACTCGGTTACCCATCGGTTCAAATCCAGGGGTTAGTTCTGGAAATACTTCTGATTCAATTCTACCGTCTACTTCAAATTTCGATGCGAAATCACTCATATGTTTGTCTTTCCTCTTCCTCTAACAGGATGTCGTTAATTAATTGTTTAGCAATCTTTAAACCATCAGCACGCCCTACGAGACGTTGATACTTGTTAAAGTCGCCTGCATTACCTGAAACTAGTGCTTCTGCAATGTCTGATTGTGTTTCTTCTATTTTCTGTATTAATCTTGCCGTTATGTCCATAATGGCCTCCTATATTACTAATTACACGCAAAATATAGGAAAAGTGCCCCAAAAGGGGCACTTTTTTACTCTTCTTCGAACTCTATAATATTTTTAGGAGCGGGGTCTATGAAATCGGCGATTTTACATAACGCCTGAATAATCAGATCTAAAAAACTAGCAATAGATGCTCTGACATGATAATCAATTGCTTGAATCGCATTTAACATAGAGTCTCCTTAAAAATTACTTGTTCATTACGTACATTGTAACTTCGAAGCCAAAACGCATCTCAGTTGCTGCTGGAGTTGTCCACATGATTGTATCCTTTCATTAATTTACGTTAATAAAAAGAACAGATCGACAGGGAAGATTACTCTAAGCCTATCTTGAGTTCAGCCTTGGTTATTACCAAGCTTGTTTAGATTTTAGGCCGTTGCTGTGAACGTTCTTTTTGCTATTAAAATCACTTTTCATAGCCATTGAACTACCTGATTTGCCTGCATCTGGTTTCATACCTTTACCAGTTGCCATAGCATTGCCAGGTGTGCCTGTCATCTTATATTTCTTACGGAATCCTAATTGACCTTCCATATTATTCTCCTGATTGTGTTGGGGTTGGGGTGGGGGTTGCTTGAATCTGTGCTAATTGACGTTCATGGTCAGCTTGAGCCGCTTGTTCGTCTAATCCTGCTTGATGTTCACGTGACATCGCTTCACGCATGTGGTCTTTATCCGCTTCTTCTGCTTGTTGTGCGGCTTCTTGTTGCGCTAAAGCCATTTCAATTTGATGAGAGCGAATTCTGTGTTCATTTTCCATTTGAGCTTCTATTGCATTAGCATTTTGAGCAATCTCAGCTTCTTTTTGTTGTTGATTTAATGCAACACCAGCTTTGATGTACTCAATACGTTCTTGCGCTGCGTTATTAACGTTGGCAAGTGCAATTTGGTTAGAGAGCTTATCTTGTTCTTGTTTAAACTTAACTTGTAGGTCAGCAATCTTAGCTTGCATCTCTTGAAGTTTTTGTTGGTAATCCAATTGTTGTTTTTGTTGATCAAGTTGGAAGCGAGTTTGCATTTCTTGCGTTTTACGTTGCGTTTCTGCCATTTGAGTTTGAAGAAGAACCTTAGCTGCAGGATCTTGCATCGCATCTTGTTGCGCTTGTGCTTGTTGCTGTTGTTTTTGTAACAATTCGTTGATCGCACCTTGGAAATTACCAAGTTGTTGTGATGATTGTGTAGAAATTAATTGTGCTGCTAACGCTAAAGCTTCTTGAGCATCACGATCAAGTGGTTTTTCTTCATGTAACTTGAATGCATCTTGACCACCTGCAGCATTTGAAACAGTTTGTTTCATAGATTGTAAATAATGGAGCGTTAAATGTTGTTTAATGTGTTCTAGAAGCGGTCCCACAAGTTGTGGTCCAATAACTGGGTTAGCTCCGTACATAGGATCGTGTGCGTAAGCTAAATGCACCTTCAAATGAGCAATATGGTCTTGATCTGGGAACGCAGCTGCGTTTCTTCCCATAGACATAGACACATTTTCAAGCGCTGGGTTTGATTCTTTGATGCCTTGTGGGTCTGGTAACACCTCATTGATGTTAGGCACCTTCATACGTTTTAAGATTCGTTCATTAATCTTACGTAAATCATATAATTGTGGGAAAGATGACGCCATTTGTAACACAGCTTGGTCTTGAGCCAAACGTTGAGTCTCTGAAAATATATTAGGATCAGAAACAGGTGATACATCGTCATTATTTGCAAAATCTCTGACTAAAATTTCTTGGCCAGAGTTGTTGTTCATGTCTGGTAAGTACCAGTGATTGATTCTTGCTACAATTTGTAGCGTTTTTTCTTGTGATCTGTGTAAACGAGCATGGATTGCAGATGCAACTTTAGAACCTTGCTCAATTAATGCTTGAGTAGTTCCTACAGGAGCGTTTGCATTGATGTCACCAATCTTTTCTTCGGCAGTTGTAACGACACCTTTAGCAGCGTTCGTCAACCAGTCAAGTAAATTGTATAAAACGTTACTTGGCGCGTTGAATGGCATTGGCATTGCAAGTTTTCTAACATCATCAACACCAGGAGCGCCTTCAATTTCTACAACTTGGGTCGGTTCAATGCGATCTGACTGACCAGAGATACGTCCGCCTTTAAGTTTGAGCAGCGTTTGTGAGTTATTAATGTGTGCTGCGTCAAGAAGAGCACGTAAAGCACCTGTTAGAGCGGCAGAAAGTCCACCAATAAGGTGCGGTAAACCTATTCCGTAAGCTCCGCGCCACGGTATAAATTTATATTCCACCATCCAGTCAAGTTTTGCGAGTTTTTCGTCATTTTCTTCCCAGTTACGACGGAGTGATAGCACTTTTTCAGTAGCTTCGTCAATGGTAAGAATGTATGGCGCACGCTTTCCTTTAGTTTCTTTGTCAGATTCCAAGCGTAAGAATGTAGTGATTTCGTAAATACGACGAATGCCGTCAATATTTTTGTCTGGTTGTGAAATACCTTCAATTTTATCGTTGGCATTTTTAGATTGAGTAGTTTCTAAATCGTTTAAGTCAACAACAGTGTCAGTCACACCATCTACATCACGGTATAAACCTTGTTCAATGCGTTGTTTGAGTTCATCTTCTGTGATGTCTTGTTGTTCTGTAACACGAGCGGCTTCATAAAAGTTAGATGCTTCGTATGGTAAGAAGATATTATCGATTGGTACCCACTCACAAGTAGGTCTTTGTTTCTCACTGTCGTATCTCCATTTGAGATATTGTGAACCGCCAAGAGGAATTTGTGTTAATAGTTGTTCCATCTCATCTCTGTATTCTGCGATTTGATGATTGAACTGCCAATTCATAAACTCTGATTTGCGATCTGCGCGTTCTTGAATCGTATCATGGACTGCACCATAGATTTTAGACTTAACTAATCCATCTGGTGGTAATAATTCTTTTGATGCTGATGCTGAGAAGTCAACACATGCTTCCGCAATGACAGGGTGGACTACTTTAGACGCGCCATCAAATGTAGCTCCGCCTGGTGCATCGTGTCCTAAACCTGATCGACGTAGACCGTCTTCGTATTGTTTGTCGCGGTTCTTTCTTGACTCACGATCAACTTCGATAAACTCCATGTAATCAGTTGCAATTTCATCTAGCTCTGATTCACCCATGTCATTTGCCATGTTGGCATAGAACTCGGTATTATTCATGGGTCCTACTTTTTCATCCATCATGATGGTGGCACTGCCATCCTCATGTTCTAATATTTCTTCTGATGCAGTCTCTTCCATTTCATGCATAGGAAGTTCTAATTCTTCAGATTCCTCTGAACGAATTCCGTTAGTAGTTGACATGTTTGGATTAGACGGCATTAGTTACTTCCTTTTAGATAATCTTGTTCCCACATAAATATTAATCCTTTGTGAGATTTAAATCTTGGTTTTTTATTTATCACTTTGGATACTGAAGATTGATCAAATCCATTCTTTTCTAAATCTTTTCGACCCTCATATTTACCCACAAATTTTTTTGTGTTCTTATTAATTGCTATAATATAATCTTTGAAAGTTAAACTTAATTTTCCAGTTCTTTTAGGAGCGCCTTTTTTACCATTATTGGCCCCATTTATTTTACCACTTTTACTACATCCTAATCTTCTAGCTCTTTTAGCTGCTTCACTCATTGATATTTGACCTGATAAACCTAACCAAGCAAGTTCATCTTGCCAGTGGCCGTACCGAACCCAATCGCGGCGGTGTGCTTCGGCATGCTCTTCTACTGTAAGTCGAATCATATTGTAGGAGTCATCAGTACCGCCACGATGTTTCGGTAAGATGTGGTGCATGTGATAATTAAGACTCATATGCCTTTGACCGTTTAACAGGGTTATCTTTGAGCTTGGATGCTCTGATGTATGCTTTCATATCTTCCACAGAGTATGGACGTTTCTTTCCTTTGACCTTCTTACCTTTTTTGAGATGTGGCAATCCGGCCTTTTCTAAAAGGATCTCTTTAGGGGTTTTGGTGAGTTTTATTGGCATATAATTCTAATTACACGCAAATTTGGAGTTTTTGTCCCCTAATTATGCCGCGTAGGGATTATATCTTTTTTGTTTGGCTTTATCGTCTGAATACTCATAAACCCGAGGTGGTAGGGGATCAATGTTAATCCAGCCCGAATCTCGTAAGACTCGGAGCGCTTGTGACAGCGCATCCACATAGTCGTCATGTCCGTCGCCGATACCAGCTTCAGGAAATACGCAAACTTGCCTCATGAATGGTTTGGCCCACTTTGCGATGTCGCCAAGTATTTCTGGATCTTCTGGAATATAGATTTTACCTTTCGCCACAATCGGAGCCACAATGTTAAGACGCTGGACTTTGTCCGCCCTTCCAGGATTATAAGCTCGGACAGGTACACCTGCCTGTTGTAGTTCTTGTACAAGTGAGATACCGGCAGACTTGTCTTCCATAAGAATGAGATCCGCTTTCTTGCCTTTTGCAAAAGTGTTATCCGCCCCGTACACAACTTCTTTAAAGTCATCCACAACTCTTCGACGTAGCTGAGGATAAGAAAGATGATCATGCCAGGCATCAAGAATAATAACATTAGTGCCCTTATCCATATCATCAAACACACCAAGAACAACACACGCGGTAGGGTCGTTGTATGTCTTCTCAGACGTTGCAGGATCATAACTGGCGATGACGTACTCAAGCGTTGGCGTCGGCTTATCTGCTGGCCAAATATTAAACCATTTACGTTTAAGAATACCTGCATTCTCAGGATCGAGAATCTCTCCATAAATTTCTTGTTTTCCAAGGTCAGTCCCCTCATAGTTTTCTAACTGTTTAAAGAATGTCTTGGATAAGTTATCACGGTTGTCGTAAGAACTGGCTCGAGACACATACACATCACCTCCTACTTTACCATCATTTAAGTCAACAATCAAGTCCCTAGGTTTAGGTGTTGTGGTGATGATCTGCTGCACTCGACTGATGCGTGGATCTTTTAAACGTAATGTAAACTGTACTTGGTCCCATGCATCGTCCATATACTCGAACGCACATAACTCATCGAACCACGCACCATGGAACTGTTTTCCTCGGTAACGTTCTGGTTCCGATGCCGGTATGCCTTGGATGATCGATCCATTGATTAAGGTAATCTCAGACAGAGATCGGTTGTAGTCTTTGATGATTGACTTAGGTAGGATGTTCATAAGACCTGAGTCCCCTTCGAAACATGTGACGCGGATGTCGTTTGATGTAGGGGCGGTAACGAGCCAACGTGTTCCGTTATACTTCCAGGCTCGTATACCGATCCAGTGTGACGCCGTATGAGTCTTACCGGATCCTCGACCGGCTAGCATCAGGAACGTGTCATATTCGGTGGGTGGTTCTGCTTGGTGAGGCAGTGCTGTAAGAGACCACTTGACTTGCCACAGAGCGGCTTCAAGTTCCGATTTGGGCCAGTGTGAGTTGGACGTGGCAAACTTAGCTAGTACTTTTTCTTGGTGTTTACTTAATGGCATGATAGCGCAATAAATCCTTCCCCGACGCAGAATGATCCATCTTCGGAATCAACTGTGATAGATACGCCCTCACCTTCTCCTATGAACTTAACTTCTTTAATGGAGGTATTATGTCGGTGTTTACGTTCGGGACCTAAAAGAAAATGACGGACGCCATAACGTTCGACCAACTTAACTGTGCGGCCTAATGACGCTGCAAGTTCTGCCACCTGCATGTTAAGTTTTTCATTGGGTCCGAACTTAACCCAAGTATCTAGGTGATGTTTCTCATCCATTCCGGTAGTTAGTCGATAGGCTGCCAATAAACTATCTAAGAGTCGTTGGCGCTGATCATGGGATCCATAAAGGTAACAGTCAGGAATGGTGGTAGGTTT